ACGGGTCTCATCGCACAAGAAGTTATCCCGGTTTTGCCCGAAGCCGTGACTGGATCGGAAGAAACCCAATACGGACTCGCATACGGAAACATGATGGGTTTAGTCGTGGAGGCTATAAAGGAAATACGGGAAGAAATAAAGAGTATCAAGTCCCGATTATAAATAACAAACTTTACAAATCTTAAAATAAGATTGATTTCTAAAGTTTGTGATATTCTATTTCTCCTTTTCCTCGTTCGCGGGAGCGGGAGCGGGAGTGGGAACTTCGGGCCATTCCACACCCACGAGATTTCCATCCTCATCGAGGTCGATAGGCATCTGGGTGTTGACCGCAATGGCCGGGAGATCTTTTAAATGTTGGCGATATTTGTCCCATTCGGGTGTTACAGGTTTATCATTGGCATCCGTGAGGAGTGCGTCTCGTTGTGAAATGAGTTTTTCCGTTGCATCTTCATAACGTTTTTGTCGAGCAATTGCCTTCTCAATTTCTTGTGGACTTGGACTTGGGGCAAGTGATGAACTCATTTATGTATAGTATGTACATATTTTATATTGCCGTGATTGCGACCCAACCGTCGTGAACTTGGCCGGTGGATATGGCGTCCCCACCAGCTTGTAATGATTGAGACGTCCCAGCGTTATATGAACCACCACCTCCACCACCACCCCAATGCCACCCTGTCCAACCCTGACCGGCACCTCCTCCGGTGTACCCACCACCTCCACCACCCGAATTCCCGTTACCACCCGAACCACCACCCCCACCAAATCCACCGTTGTCATGAGTAGAACTGGATCCACCATTACCACCCACGAACCGAGTTCCTCCGTACCCGCTCGGCCCACCGCTGGACTCATCATTGTTTCCATTACTATTCCAGCCCGCTCCGCCACCTGAACCGTGATTTTGTGTATGATTACCGTGTGTACCTCTACCACCTTCACCAATGCCTTTATTCCCCGCACTTCCAGTCCCCGTTCTGGCATTTGACCCCGATCCTACTGTTGCACTGTAATACGAAGCTTCGTTGCTATTTGTTCCGGAACTCCCACCCTTGCCGTTACCCGCGGTTGTATTGTTCGAACCGTGACCCACACCGCCGCCACCGCCAGCAACTATCATTAACCCGCTACTACCGATACTGCCCGTATATACCCAACTCGCACCACCACCGGCGGAACCATAGATGCCGTGCGACGAGGTCGAGGTTGGTTTTTGACCAACGACGATATTCAAAATCGTACCCCGAGTCAGACTAAAGGTTCCTGTTATCGTCGCACCTCCTCCCGGAAATGCGTCGTAATAATTTACACCAAATGCACCCCCCGATGCCCCTCTACACACTATTGTATATGATCGTGTTTTTGGTACGGTCCATTGTTGTATTCCCTGTGTCGACATGTTTAAATAAGTACTGTCCCACGTGACGCTATATGTGTTACGACACTGTGTGATCGTTGGACCATTTTGACCAGTGGCACCCGCGGGTGTGAACGTATGCGACGAGAAGGAGTAGAGAGCCTGATTTGAGGCCGGTGGTGTCGCTGGGATTGTCGACGCTGGACCATAGGCGATCAAGTATACAGACCCCGTGTGTCCGCTAGTGACACGGGTTGATATACCGGGATCTGTCTGTTTTCCCTTACTTATTGTTTGGGTCGGGGAACTGTAATGCCAATCATTCCCCCAGTAACTCCAATACAGGTCGGGTGGATTATTATTTCTCCAGTAATCACTTTTACCATTACCAACCGCAAGAGTCCCCGGGTAAGCGGCTAAAACTTGGGTATCGTTGTCGGAGTCCCGATTTATACCCCAGATGGCGAATTTATCAGGGACGGACGTCGAAGCGACCGCCGTTATTTTTACATACCCGTGGGACGCCGTATGTGTACCAAAAGTCATATTGTTCATGCCGCCGTATGTTGTTCCACCATATCCACCCGGGGGAGACCAACTGACCCCGTCTCCACCCGCCCATCCACCTCCACCGCCAGCGGTATGCCAAGAACTAGCACCACCTCCACCGAACCCACCGTCAACCGGATAGCGTACCGAATATCCGGTGGCTCCTCCACCGTAGGTATGGTCCCCACCCACCGGACTGGACACCTGTTGATAACCCACCCAAATGTATGGAGCCGTCCCTCCTAACTGGGACGGGGACCCACTCCCATTGTTATTGAAACCGCATCCCCCACCGTTGCCATAATTCCCGTGCGCTCCTCCGCCGGTGTCGGAGCCGTTACCCTGACTACTACCACCGTCACCACCGTATGGATTGTATGTATGCACCGGTCCATTACATCCACCTCCACCACCCGCGACCCCGTAGAAGCTTGCAAAGTATGAATTTTGCATAACAAATGAAGCACCTCCGCCTCCACCTGCACCCCCAGGTTGTAACATATCCGAACCCTGCTGCCCCACGATGATTGCTAGTACGGTACCCTGCGTAAGTGTCACGGTGCCCTTGACCCAACCTCCATTCCCCCCATGGAAGTTGGCATATCCTTGACCACCGTACCAACCTCCACCATGCGCACCGGCTACCTCTATTTCATAGGTACCGGTGGTTGGTACAGTCCATAGTTGTATTCCCTGTACGTTCATACTCACCGAAACCCCTGACCCAGAATACGCAGATTGTACTTGTGAGAGCGTTGGACCAGTTCGCCCAGTGGCACCCGCATTTGTAAATGTATGTGAGAATGAAGCTCCTGAGCTCAATGGTACCGCCTTCATAGTTGCGGGGTTGGGATGCGCGTAGGACCCTTGAGTTGAATACCCGGCCGGTCCCGCGGTGAAATTGCGGATACTCGTTCCATTAAAAGGGCTATCATTACCACCCCAATTGGCATTGTTTAGGTTATATGTGTCCAATCTGTCGATTATCTCATGTAAACTTTCATTACCTGTATCTGTATATCCGTCGCGGTCGGCGCCGAACGTATTCCATACGTGATAAGAGCTGTGGGAACTGTAAGATTGAAGATTGTTCTGTCCCCCACTCCCACTTATCAGTGCGAATTGTTTTATATTCTTTTTATAAAAGAATGCTGCGTATAATCCAACACCGTGTCCTATCTGTCTTCTATTATAAGCACCTGTTGACGTCGCATTATGAGTCTTAAAATTCGAGGTACCTGTCTCTCCAAACGCGGTAGAATTACCGATGTTATTACCGGAACCCTTATATCCGTCTGTATGCATTATTATTTCCCACGTGTCCCCCGAGGCCCCATAAAACTGATTAAGTGATATCGTTCCAGAACTCGGAATACCCGAAGCAACGCCGTAGTATTCGTTGATTCCTATTGGATTTGAGCCCCCGAATTCGTTCTGAATATCATTCAGTGATATGGCTCCTGACGACTGTAAAACCATTTAATATTACAAGACAAAATTCTTTTCCTTTTCTCCATCAGTGAGTATTCCTCGCCGTAAAGAAAACCTCCCCTCATATTAGATATGTCTGGATCATTGATCCAGCTCGCAGCGAAAGGTGCCCAGGATGCGTACATCACGAGTTCGGCGGGTATGTCCCTCTTTAGAACCAAGTATACACGCCACAAAAACTTTTCACAAGCGGCCAAGCTCATTAAAATCATTACAAACAAGGACTCCACCGTCATCATCCCGTCCTACGGAGATCTCCTCGATGGTCTCTGGTTCGAGGGTACGGATCTCGTCAGTAAATTTACTGGGTGTACGTTCCATCTATACATAGGAGGAACAAAAGTGGATTCCCAACCATTTGATTTTATCGCCGATATTTGGCAAAATTATATGGCTGAGACGTACACAAAGTCTCAGGAAATTAACAATGCGACCTCTACGTCGAACACCCGATTTTTACCACTTCATTTCTATTTTTGTGATCACGATATGTTTTTGCCACTCATAGCTCTACAGTACCACCAGATAGAACTTCGTATAGAGTTTCCCGATGCATCGCAACCAGTCGATGTTAAATTGTATGGAAATTACGTGTATCTCGACACGGATGAACGTACATTTTTTGCCGATAACTCACATGAATTTATCATCACACAAGTGCAAAGACAAACATACGATACGTCGGATAATCTCGATATATCATTCTTCAATCACCCAGTAAAGAGTCTCTACTTCGGACATCCAACGACAACTAATCTTCTTATAAATGATAAGTTTACATTCGATACCGCTGATATCTATCTCAATTCCACGCCTCTCGTAGAAAACATGTCCCCACTCTATTACCACTCCATCCAAAATTATAAACACAGTAAATTTGGAATTAACCAATTTGATGAAAACCAAAACTGTCCTTTCTACACCAGATATTATGCGTTCAATTTCTGCAAAAATGCATCGAGTTACACACCCACCGGAACGTGTAACTTCAGTCGTCTCGATGACGCGAAAATTACACTCAGAAACGTCCAGAGAGGTACCACCAGAACGGGTGAAAAAATTACCGTATACGCCGTAAATTATAACATACTAAAAGTATCGAATGGAATGGCTGGTATTTTATTTGGTAATTAATAGTAGTAAGTCATGCCTTTCATTGGTAACGCAGGACAATTCTCAAACATACATGAGAAAAACTATGCGACATCCAATCTCCACGTAATTGAAGGAGATACATTGTATCATGCATATAACGAGGGATCTAGTCACTATAAACTCCTTACAACTCTTCAAGAAATTACTACGATTGGAAGTGTTACAGCTAATACCATCCAATTTACGAACAATATTACCAGTCTTGTCACAAATTCTAATATTGGGGTAGCCAACCCTCAACCAATGCACACATTGGATGTGGGTGCGAATGTATACATTGACGATGTTGGTTCAAATACGATTCACACGACTGGTACAACATACGCCAACAAACTCACGGGTGAAACTGCCGAGATCACCGATTCTGTCATGACACGCGATGTGATCTTAGACAAGATTTACCCGAGGTCACTTGGATTTGTTCAATTCCCAATATCTAACGTTGGAATACTAAACACCGCACCTATTCACACATTGGATATAGGTGCCAACGTTCAGATAGATGAATATGGTTCAAATACGTTTTATACGAGCGGAAATGTATATTCCGAACATGTAAAGTCGTCTAATATAACCGTGTCTGGAACTATAGATACAGACGAACTCATTATTAATCACGTAAACGCAAAATCGACTGATTTTGTAAACTTTACATCAAATGTCGGTATTTTGAACACCGCGCCCATTCATACATTAGACATAGGCGCCAACGTTCAAATAGATGAACTGGGTTCAAACACGTTTTATACGAGTGGTAACGTACACGCCACTAAATTTAGTGGCACTGACATCGTGATTAGCGGTTCCATCATCGCTCAATCTTTCATTTTAGCCGGTCAACAATCGGGTGGGGCTAACCCAACGCCAGAGCTTCAATCGGTTTCCGAAGTCGTTCCAACGGGTCTAGATATAGCATTCTCTTCCGATAGAACATTGACCTTATCCAACGTCACGTACGGAATGAACACGACAGTTATCAACGCCATCACGACGAACAGTAATTTGGTCGGAGACAACGTGACTGTGGTGACGACGAACAGTAATTTGATCGGAGACAATGTGACTGTGGTGACGACGAACAGTAATTTGGTCGGAGACAACGTGACTGTGGTCACGACAAACAGTAATTTGGTCGGAGACAATGTGACTGTGGTGACGACGAACAGTAATGTGGTCGGAGACAACGTGACTGTGGTCACGACAAACAGTAATTTGATAGCGGGTAACGTCACCGTGGACAACAATTTAATCGTAAATACCGATGATTTGGTGGTGGATACGGTTAATTCAAGAGTTGGGATAAATAAAGTTTCGCCCACAAAAGATCTCGACGTCGCCGGGGAAATTGCGTGTTCATCAGACCTCACTGTCGGTGGAAATATTACTGGGAACGGTGATGCTGTTTTCAGAAAATATACGATTGGCAATTCGGGTTATGGTCAATACACGGTAACTGGTCCAGGTTTTCCTACGCTTAAACAAAATCCAACTCTCACATTGACGAGAGGTCAAAAATACGTGTTCGATAACACCGCAAACGGTAGTAATCATCCCTTCGAAATAAGAGATGGCTATCAGGGGACTGCGCTCGGTTCGAACGATGGAGTCAGTGGTAGCAGTACTTCTACAATAACCTTCACGGTACCTATGGATGCACCGATAAAGCTGTATTATCAATGTACACAACATCCGTCTATGGGCAACATAATATACATTCCGGAGAGTACTCTAGATACTACCCTGGCTTTGAATCTTTCAAACAATTTAGTCGTAAACACCGGTGAGGTCGGTATCAACGTGACGAGTCCATCGTACACACTCGACGTCGGTGGTGACATAAACATAGCATCTGGTTTTAATTTGAGAATAGGTGGCTCGGTCCCAGTTTTCAGTCGTTGGACAGCCAATGGTTCTGATATACATCGATCATCTGGTAACGTCGGCATCGGGAGTTCCACACCATCTCAGAAGTTGGATGTTAATGGCTCCGTGCAGCACAAGGGGTTGGTCACGACAGAGGGTACGAATATTGACCAAATAAAATCAATTACTAAGAATCTTATGGTTACTGTCGGTTGGATGGATACGGGTATATCTGGAACTGATTTAACTACGGGTTCGTACATTGTTCAAATCGCTGATCACGATGATGGTGGCGGTGGTACTAATCTAAACTATGATGAATATTATACGGGGTTCATGTCGTGGTTTTCTGGAGCTACTAATGATGACGCCGTCAGTGAAATCATACTTCACGCGGCCGGACGCACAACGGAGGATAATCATATATATTTGCGAGTATTACGACAATTAAGTAATAATGTGCTAAAATTACAAATACGAAGAGATTTTGATAGATCGGGCACGGGTCAAAATGTCGATTACAAATTTAAATTTAGACGAATGATTTAAATACATTCTCATTCTCATTATCATGACGTGACATCCATCGAATAATAATGAGTAATAAAATATAGATACATTACAGATGAAGACCGATGGTATACACGTGGCGCACACTCGAACCATCAGGAATTCTGATAACGTGTTTTATTCTTCAGATGGAGACACTATCTACAAAAATACAGCCGAGGGTTTAAAAACATCACTTGGTCTTAATAGCATAACCAACAAGGGGGCGACGGTGGCGGCTACCCCAAATAAAATTGTACTCCGTGACTCGGACGGGGATATATTTGCATCAAATGTATATGCATCAAATGTATATGCATCAAATGTACACGTGTCGCACAGTCGAGAGATCAGGAATTCTGATGACGTGTTTTATTCTTCAGATGGAGACACTATCTACAAAAATACAGGCGTTGGTTTAAAGGCCTCGCTTGGTCTTAATAACGTAACCAACATAGAGGCGACGGCGGCGGCTACCCCAAATAAAATTGCACTCCGTGACTCAGAAGGGTATATATTTGCATCAAATGTATATGCATTTTCCAATGTATATGGACAAAAGTTCGTCTCAGTCGGTGATGATGACACAATGATGGGGTTTCCAATCGCGGATACGATCACTATGACGACGGGTGGTACCGAGCGCTTGCGCATTAAAGACAACGGCAACGTCGGTATCGGGACGGCGACAGTAGACGCGCCTCTCCACATCTTCAAAGCGGGTGGTAACGCAGGTGACATCGGTGGTGGTATCAAAATGGAACGTTGGGATAATTACGGGTGTGCTATTTGGAGCACTTTTCCGTCTGGTGGCTCGGTGGATTGTATGAATTTTCGGTGCGTCAATAACGCATCTGACGCCTATGGCGGAACACCCCAAATGGTCTTAACACATCAGGGTCGTGTCGGCATCG